CATTTCCTCCAGTTATATTAATTAACGGAGTTTCTATATAATCGAAACCAGGATCAATAACTTCAATATCAGACAATTCTCCTTCTACTGAACAATACCCAGATGCTCCACTACCCAAAGAATCTGATATATTTAATGTTGGTGGGTTTATTAAATCATAACCACTTCCTGAAGATAATACTTCTATTGACTTTATTTCACCATAATATATTTTATCTGTAGATTTGTAGTTAAGTATTTCTGTTCCATTTATTAGTATTCCAATCGGTCCAGATAAAGATTCGTAGATATTACTATCATTGGTTATTGTGGGAATTACTCTAAGTAATTTTTGAGGTGATAGTTCTTTAGAATTGAAATTATAAAATTCTATTTTGCAACCATCTGCATCATCAAATGTTGAGGTTTCATCTAAATTTAACTCTACAAATTCTGATTTATAAATTGATGATCTACTTTTACATAATGAAATTTCTGTATCACTAATTTTTTTTATAAAATAAACACCTTCTCCAAGTAAATTTGGTGCTTTTTCATTATCTGCGGGAGTAAAATATACTATATCCCCACTTTCAAAATAATGTCCACCACTTACACTAATCGTACTAATTCCAATGAAATTTCCAGTAACAGAAAAATCGTTTACGGTTAGTGGTTGTTCTTCATACCTTGGTAATGAATTTGTTGCAACTATTAATTGATTATCCTTTTCATAAACATTCTGAACATCTGATGAAATTTTTAATAGATTTGGATATTTTGGTGAATTTACATTCACCTTTGATATCTTTCTTCTTATTGAATATAAGAGATCTTGAGATAAATCGATACCTTTAATCGAAAAAGATTTCTTATTAAAAACTTGATCTACTTTTATATTTGATCCACTTATAGATTCAATCTCTATAAAATCACCTTTTTTTAAAATATTATTTGATTTTGTTGTTATAGTATATTTTCTCTCTTCTGCACTTGTTAATTCTACAGAACAATTGTGATAAGTTGGAGAAATATTTAATAACCAGTTATTAAATTTAAAGTTATCATTCTCATTAAATCCCAAAGATTTTACAGTTATCTTTGTATTTGGAACATGATAAAAATTATCAGAGTCTTCGTCAAATTCAACTTGATTTAATGTTGAGTTAATTTTAATTTTTATTATACTGTCTTTATTTTCTGAATTGGTTGATATTCCATAAGCGAATGTATTGATTGATACTACGGATCCATCTGGAATAGAATTAATATTTCCACCATCTACACTAAAACATCCATAAAATTGATTTACTGACTTTGATGTATATGAAACTATACCAGAAGTTCCATCTGTATAGTTTAAACTTAAATGACCATTTTCAGGAAATCCTAATGTAGATTCTACAGTAATTACATCATTTAATCCTTCATGGTTGTCAATTACTTTAGTTTTTGGATGTATTTTAAATTCTCCATAAACAGAACCATCTACACTAATGTCTCTTGAATATCCTGCATCTAAACTTAATTTATAGTATTTTGTTCCTGATTTTGTGATGAGAGTCTCCACATTTGTTATTGGTGCATAAGACTTTGTATAATTTCCATATACATACTCATCTTGATATAGTGTGGAATTCACTAAATCCAATGGATTTCCTTCTATCGATTCAACTAAAAAGTCAAAAGTTACGTTATATTGAGCATCTGATGGCTTAAACAGATAATCTTTTGGTCGTACAATTTTTATACTCTCGCCATAGAGACATTTAAATAGTATATTAAAAGATTCATCAGTTCCTTTGGTGGAATAAAAATCCCTTGCTTGCTTAATGAAAAGTTTTTCATTAATAGAATTATATAATTCTTTTGATTCGAATCCGGGTAAGAGTTGATACTTAGTTTTTCTTAAAAATTCTTTCAAAAATAATACACTTAAATTTATTATTTTTGAACCAGATTCATGCTCAATGGATTGTGAAGTTTTAAATAATAATTGATCTGATGCTCCATTAGATTCGTGAGAAACCACGCCACTAAATCCTCTTATGCATCCAACAAAAGAATCTTCAGAAATTTCTCTATAAGTAATAATTTCGTCGTCAATTTGCAATAATCCATATGATTTTGGAAATCCTTGAGTTCCTGTGGGACTTTTTTCTAAATCAATAGTGATTATATCGTCAGAAAATGATATACTATCCCCTAAGAATACCTCAGTTACAGTTTCTGCCGAATTATCTAACTTAATATACCTATCAATATTTTGAATCAAATCTACTGGAGATCCTTGATATTCGTTGGAAATATAATATTGATTTAGAAATTCAGAGAATAATGGAAACTCCTCCCTTACATATTCTGGGAGTTGATTTTCTACGATATTATTGAATTTAATTCTGGTTTCTGTCATATTCTTTTAGGATCTTACTAAGTTTCCATTAGTGTAACTTGAGGACACAATATAATTTGATGCGGAAGGATCTGCTCCTGAGGAAATCTCATCAACAACCATTTCAAATAAACTGCTATTAATATCTATCTGCAAATATAAATCCTGTAATCCAATTACATCATTTGATTTTGGGGTGGTTGATATTTGAATTGTGGATTGTCCATTTATTATTTTTTCTGTTGAAATTATATTTAATGGGTTTAAATTAATAATTCCTTTTTTATAATCTACAGTTCCCGCATTTCTTATTACAATATTGAAATTAGTTGAATTTTTATTTGGCAAACTAAAGAAAAATATAGTTCCAGTTTCTCTATCAGTGTTTGGTATATCTGATAAGTAAAGATCTTGTTGTATTCCAGACATCCTAAATGAAGATGATTTAATGTTAAACCCGTTCAAATCTGAAATATGAAATTGATTGCCAAATCCAATAGAATAAGTCGCAAAGGAATTTAATACAACTCTTAAATCTCTACGTATTGAAACTTTTGTAATGTTTGAAGTAACTGCAGCATGACTATCATCTATAATTTTCAAAAATTTACTGTATTTAAATCTTGCTCCATATTTATTTAATTCTGTAGACTTTGCATATTTATTTACATTGTAATTGATATCTGTCAACACCCGATCCGGTCCAGAAGACAAATTTGGATTATAATAAATTTTAGAATCAGTTTCTATAAACAGATATTTTAAATCTAGAATTTCTGGAACTATTCCTGCTACTGCATATTGCTTTAGTTTTGTTTTTATATTTTCTTTAATTAAATTTGGTAAAAATTCACCAGTTCTGGGTTTAATGCTGATGAAGACCTTTCCATACTGAGGTGGTATCAATTCTTCTCCACCAAAAACAGAAATAGACTCTGTTTCTGGATATATTACATTCTTGACTAAAGATTCATAATCATTTGATGTTACTGCTCTGTTCTGTGAAGCATATATTCTTCCGGAGTATTTTTTAACAGATTCGATTGATTCAATGTCTTCTCCTCCAGATGAAATTAAACCAGTTGTTAATAAAGAAATTCCTGAAGTAATATTTTCATTATTGGAAGATTTTAATAACCCAGAAAAAGAAAATTGTGAGATTCCATTTCCAGATTCTCCATTAGACACAATATATGAAACCTCTATCTCATCATTATTCTGTAAAGATTCTCCAAAAATACCATCTCCAAAAATTATTTCATATCTTTCATCATCTACTTCCTGTATAAAAAATACTTTAGAGTTTTTATCTATTTCTAAAATATTTTTATGAAGGATATAGTTTGATTTAACTCCATCTCTCTCCACAGATACTGAAAGTAATTCAGTATCGATTCCGGAGTTTGGTAAAATAAACCTCTGATTTAAATTATTTGTACTATATGTAAATTTATTAGTGACTAAAGAACCTTCATAGATTTTTATATCATCAAAAGATGCTACTCCATTTAGAACTGGTTTTGTAATGTTCTCTAATATGGAAAATACAAATGATTGATTTGAAAAACTTTTTGAACTGGTAGATATTATTCCTTTATTAAGAGTCACAAAAGAACTTTGTGTATCTGAATTTGAAAAATCTACAAAAAAACTTACGGTCGCTCTTGCAGATTTTCTAGATCTAGGAATATACCCTATATTTCTAGCAAGAGAAACAACATTTTCTCTTAATGTAGCACTATCAATAAAAACCTCATTTGCGACCATATTCGCATTATATGAGGTAATATATGTATTATATGCTAATACATCTAAAATTACTGAAAGATTAGATCCTTCAAAATTATAATCAGTAAAATTTGAGTTTGACCTCAAATAATCTTTTAGTGTTGTTTTGATTTGATCAAAATCTAAATTTGAAAAATTTGTTAATGTCATTTATCTAGAGGGGAGTAATACAAATTCTAACTGTTGTGGTTGTACATCTGCACCAATAATTCTATAGATTATTGTGACATTAAATGAATTATTATCATACTCTGGAACAACACTAACATCAATTAATTCAACTCTTGGTTCATAATTTTGAATAGAATTTTCTATTTCATCCTTAATTGTGATAGATGTAAGATCATCGATGTTTTCAAATAGTGATTTTTTTACTTGAGAACCAAAAGATGGATTAAAAAATTTTTCTCCTGGTTGAGTAAGTACAATATTTCTTATAGAACGAGCAATAGCAGTTTCATTTTTAATTCCAATAAGATCATTATTCAGGGGATTAGTCTGAAATGTCATACTTATATCTTTAAAACCACTACTTACTCGTTCTAAAGGCATATTAAATTTAAAATTTAATATTATTTATCATAGATTTTTTAATTCGTAAATGGGTTCTGTGCCATATTCCCAATCATCATAATCATTATCATTTCTAATTTTTGAATGAATATCATTTTGATGATAAAAATCGTGTTTTTTCGGTGTCAAATCATCATTTGCAATCTCACGAAGCATTTTTTGCTTCTCAATTTTATATTCCCAACCATATTCAGATGACAAATACTGAGTTCCCCATTCAGATTTCATAAAATTTTGATCTTTATCGACTTGTTTAGTCATTTTTGCTCCTGATACTTTAGATCAGAACTTTTTACGGGGTTTCTATCCCGTTATGTTCAAAAATCGATATAAAAACCTTTTCTAAGATAATCTTGGTCCTCTATAAAAGTTAAATTTTCTATTTTCTTGACGTTTTCTTCTTTCCAAACTGGAATTGCAATTGAATTTCCATATCTAAAATCAGGATTTCTCCTGAAATGAACTTCAATCAGTTTATTATCTATGAATTCACAGTTTATCCAGTCATAATTTCCTTTAATATTGCTTAAAACAACAGGAAACTCTATATTTTTTTCTATCTTATACCATTTACTCCACTTGTAAAGAGGATCTTCTGTATTTTTTTCACCAACAACTACTAATGAAGATTTTTTCTGATAGAAATCTACACTTAAATGTGTTCCATTGAAGATTTCACACCAAAATTCTGCTGGATGTAGATGATCTGTTTCTTTTTCTAACCATTCTATACGAGAAAAACGTCCCATACCAAGTAAATTAATACTAGGTCGGACTATATAATACCCAGAAAAAGGAACAGGCACCCCTGCAGGTCCGCAGAGATGCCCTAGAATATGATTTAAAAAGAGTTTGTTATATACCCAAAGATCTTCATTATGAATATGTTTCCATTCTTCGTAACAATCTAGTGGATACATAGTCTTTTTAACTATTTAACCTTTACCTTGACCCCTATACTTCTTCTTACGTCCATTACGAGAGGTTGCACTGAGTAATGTGCGAGCAGAACGACCTTGACGTGTTTTCTTAGGCGCTCCAGATTCAAATTCTTTTTTATTCATTGCCATTTTAGATTTCCTCCAATTCTATAAATTCTGGATCAATTAGTTCTCCTGAGAAAAAAGATTCTGAGAAGTCCTGTAGAATCTCACTACATTCTTCTGCAGTGAGATTTGTATAAATTTTACGCCCTTTGTAAAGGACATTGTAAAGTTTATTCATTAGATAATACGAGTTTTCTCATGACCAACTCTAATACGAGGATCGCACCAGATTTTGTATCCCTTATCAATAGCATCAAGACAGAAAGAAACATCTTCTCCACACATATCTTGAACTGCGCCTGACTCAAAGACTTGCATCTTTGGAGCAAACCAAGGATACTCAAGATTCTCAAAAACTCCTTTCTTAATCAATACCCAACCAAAACCAGTATAATCAACTGTAAATGGTTTCTTACGCTTTGAGATAGACTCTACGGTTTCGTGATTCATGACTCCACCATTCTTGCGGAAATCATCTTCTTCCAACCAATGTGCGACAGAAGTTGTGTGTCCATCTTCAGTTGCATACCAACCAGCAACTACTTCACGATCTTCTCCTTCTTCATTCAAAGCAAGATCACAGAGTTGCCAGAATTTGTTAGAATCAAAGACAATATCCGAGTCAATCCAAAGTTGATAATCATATTCAAGTTTTCCGTTCCAAGGAATCTGTTTTGGTCCCCTTAGAACATTTGCTCCAAGACATTTGCATCGCGCAAAATTAACCATTGACGAATAATCTTGAGAGATCTGAATGCTCATTCCATTTTGTACAATATCAAAACAAAGTTGTACAAATGCTTTCAAAAAGATAAAAGAACATCCTCGACCGGGCAAACAAAAAACAATTGATTTTCCTCGCATCCTTTCTTTAATAGCATCATAATCCCACTCTTGAGATGTAGGTTTTGGTGCTGCCGCTTTAACAGTAAATCCTTTTGCCATAAAAAATAAAACCTTCAGTTCAATTTTAACAGTCTATATATGCAGTTGTCAATGTGAAGAGTTTAAACTCATTTCTTTCTGAAAAATCAATTCCTCATAGGATAAGTCTTCTATAGCATAGTCCGTTTTCATAATTCCTACCATATTATTAATGGTGCTCCAAGTTGTTTCGAATTCATCCTCTTTAATAGAATGAAATAAACACTTATCTTTTGCGTAGATGTGATATATTTTTTCTGTCTGCATAAAAAATTTTTTACGAAATTTTTTTATGGTAAAGTCATTTTACCATTGCATTATATATCAGACTAATCAAAATACCAAGAGATGTTAATGCAATTCTACTCATTTGCTTTGGATATCTGATTATCCATCCTGCAAGTATCACTCTCCAAAAATTCCAATATGGCGCTGATTTTTTCATCTCTTCTTTCTTTTTGAGGATGCTCTCTTTTGTGCAGGAGTTCTGAAGATACCAGTCGCGCAATTTTTTTTCTTTTTATGCTTGCCTCCGAAGATTCCCCATCCGTGGCAATTTGCTTTTCTTTTTGGTGCCATTTTTTTCCTGGAAATTTTTTTTATGAAAGTGATAGATAGCTCGAAAAAGACATACAGTGTAGGTTAGGGTAGTGGGGCGTTTTTATATACGGGGCAACGCCCGATATAAACAATAACAAATAACATAAAATCGCTGGTATAACGAATAAACAACTGACAACGAATAAGTATTAGTTATTCGTGTTGTTTATACTAACTGCCCCCAAATCACTGATGTATTAGAATAAAACAACGCAGTTCTTATTACTTAAGCACGAAAAAACACTACTTATATAATAAGAACTGCCTATTCTTTATACGAACTGCCGCCAATTAACGACGAATAGTAATAAGTATAAAGAATTAAGTTGCCCAGAAAGATAAAAACAATCAGACAAAGTAATAATAATAAACGAAACATCTATCAGACGATGTTTCTTACCCCACGAAAGTATAATACAACGAAGGAATCTTACATTGTATTCTTAATCACCAGGGCGCATTGAGATCTTCTACATAACTCTTCACTGATTCTTTACTGTCTAACCCGAACAGTTTCTTCCAGTTAATCTGATGAGGATTGAAATCTTCATTCACGTTTAATTCAAGAGTGATACGATACTTATTCTTTTGTGCCTTGGGAGAAGAAATTGCCATAAGTTAAAGAACCGAAAGAACGAATAAACTCTACTGGTTAATTCTATCAGACCTTGCAGTACCCGTCAAGTATCTGCCCCATAACGAACTTGAATTATAAACGAATCTTTTCTTCTTATGATTGCTTTGAGATTCTGATAAGATCGAATCTCTATACGAATCTTATCTAATCACGAATGACTTTGTGTTTATAATCTCACAATGGTGTCGCAGTATTATCTTTCTATACGAATCTTATCTAATCACGAATGAACTTTTGAGTTCTTTATTATCAGTGCTTCTTAAGAATAAGTTTCTATACGAATCTTATCTAATCACGAATGAGT